CTGTGCCTACCAGAGTGATGCCGTCAGTGTCGTAAGCAGCGATAGGAAACTTAGACTTGCAAGTCAGGAACCTACCCTTGTCTGCCTTGTCCTTGACCTCAATGCCTAAGCTCTCTAGCTTAGCTACTGCTGCTGGTGACATGTGCGTGACATCTACCTGATACTTCTGATTCTCTGGCTCAGACTGGTTCCACTGGTTGACGTTCTTACGATCAAGGAATGCCCACTGCAATGTGGCTGATACTTTTACTGCTGTTGAATTACCCATACTCTTTACCCCTAGTGTTAATGTCAAGTGGTGCTAGTTGTTGTTGCTCCCTACTGCTTCTTCCTCCTACTTTCTCATGTCCTTCACTTTTATTATAGCATGGAAATTGTGGAATAGCAAGCACTCAGTGCGTGTCATGCCAAGTATTACCCACACTATACTCCCCGTCCAGCTTAATCCTCATGTTGTAGTAGACTCCGGCTCCCCGTATGCCCTCAACGAATGAGTGTCCAACTCGGTGGCTGTGTTCATCACTCACCTCACATTGTAGTTCGTCATGTACCTGAGCTACCAACATGTATGGTGTGCCTTGCAGCAGTGCGTCACCAATGAGTAAGCCACGCTTCATCACGATGGCACCCGCACCCTGTAACAGTACGTTGAGAGCTGCGTGTTCGCTGCGTACCCTCAATGGCCTGCCGTCTAGTGCTGGTAGGTAGCCCCGCTTGCTGATGCGTGACACCTTATCACGTAGCTTAGCGAGGGCTGGTGTGTTAGCGAGGAAGGCTTCCTTCAATGCCTTGCCCTGCTTAGCTCCGCCACCCATGATGCTGCCTATCTTAGCATCGCCTGCACCATACAGGAATGCGTAGATGAACGTCTTCGCTACGTCTCTGCCCTCACTACCACTCAGTCCAAGAGCGTCACGGTTCATGGCATGTACATCACCACTCTCCACTGCCTCGGTGTACTCTGGGTCGTTCATGTAGTGAGCCAGCATCCTAAGCTCAAGACCTGAAGCATCAATACCTACCAGCCTCATGCCCTTGTCCACAGTCCAGACACCCCGTGTGTCCTCACCCTTGGCTATCTGTGCCATGTTAGGCTGCTGATGTGTCATCCTACCAGTCACTGCGCCTAACGTATCCACACGTCCATGTACACGTCCCTCTGGCGTGACATGCTTGAGCCATGAGTTAACCTGTGATTGCTTCTTGTTAGTGGTGAGATAGTCCAGTACAGCGGCAGCTTCAGGGATATGAACGTGCTTACTCAGCGTTGTCTCATCCACGATGATGCTGCCCTTGTCTGTCATCTTAGTCCACTTGACACCCAGCCCTTCGAGACGCTTGGCAATCTGCTGCCGTGATGCTGGGTTGAACGTCTCCACGTTGTCCTTCAGTTGCTTGCCTGTCTTCTCACTCCATCGCTCCGTCACGATAGGTGGGAATGCTTCTCGCAAGCTAGCCTCGATGCCACTGGTGTGACATGCTAGGTCAGAGTACAGGTTGCTCACTCTCTCCACGTCCAGCCTGAATCCATTGGCTGTCTGCTGGTACGTGAGGTCACGCACCTTGTGTTCCATGTCGAGGTAGTCTTCCGTACCCTTGCTGCCCATAGCAATTAGCTTTTGGGAAAGTCCATTGTAGATAGAGCGGAGTGCAACTGTGTCCTGTAAACAGTAATCCCCCATAATCTGCGAAAAGCCCAAATCGAAGTCAGCTACGTCAAAGTCTGCCTTCAGTTCCTTACCGTACCTAGACGCTAGGTTCTTCAGGCTGTGCCCACCCTCTGTGTTGCAGTCCACTATCTTAGACAGCAGGATAGTATCGAACTGATTCTCCAGCGGTATGTCGTAGCCTATCAGAGCCTTGAGCCTAGGGAAGTCGAACCCCATGCCGTAGTGAGCCACGAACACGTTAGTGTGTACGTCTGGTAGCTGGTCGTACATGCCCTCTGTGTACAGCTTGCTCACTCCGTCCTCATCTGTTGTAGCGACACACCATAGCGTGTCGTGCGCTAGGTTAGTCTCAATGTCAATGAAGTACATCATAGTACGTCCTCATCTGCGGCCTTGTCCCTGATGCCTGTCATTATAAACTCTCGCTCCTCGGCAGACACGTTAGGCATGGCGTCCTGAATCAGCTTTCCATTCTGCCACTCGAATATCTGCATAGGGCTAACGTCTATCTCCATGGTGCTGGTGTTGCCTGTTAAGATGTTGCTCCTTCTTACTCTCACAATACATCCTCGTCTGCTACCTCGTTCATCCTACCAGTGGGCTTGTCAAACAACAGCGCACCACAGCGCCCTGTCTCACCACTGAACCTGTTCTTAAGCACCCTTATGCGTGTCGTGTTGGCTTCTACTGCACACTCAGCCTGACCGTTACGCTCCAGTCCTATAACGAAGTCACTGAGCTGCGCGATGCTGGCGCTGCCTCGTAGCTGCGATAGGCTGGTGGTTGCCCCGTCCTCGTGACCCTTCCCATCAGGCCGCTTGAGATGGCTGACTACAAAGATTGCAACGTCCAGCTCCTGTGCTAGTGTGCGGAGCCTAGTCATGGCCTCGTCTAGAGCCTTGCGTTCGTCGCCGTTCTCTCCGCTACTGACCACGATGCTGATGTGGTCGAGGAAGATAACCTCACAGTCCAGCGCCTTCACCATGTAGCGAGCGCGTGCAACGATGTTCTCGATGCTCGTGCTGCCGAAGTGATCTAGAAAGAACATCCTGTCCTGTCCTAGTGTTGCATCAAACGCTGCCTTTATCTCCTCGTCTGAAGCTACGGTAGTGGGCAAGTGAAGGGGCTTGTTAGCTGCTAACGACATGATGCTACGTCCTGTCGCCCTGCTGCTCTCTTCCAAGAACATCAAGCCCATCTTCCAGTTGGTCTGGTCTAACAGACCGGAGATAATCTCCCGTATGAACTGGCTCTTACCTAGCCCACTACCTGCTGCCACTGTGACAAGCTCCTGCTTGCGGATGCCGTAGGTGAGTGCGTTCAAGCCAGCCCACGGATACTCCGCTTCGCTCTTAACGATAGGCTTGCTCACCTCTGCCCACATGCTGCTGCCTGCTATGATGCCGTCAGGTGTGTACGTCTCAGCCTGCCAGAACATCGTCTTCCATGCTGCCCTGCCGTTAGCTCCTGCGGATAGCACGTCACATGCGTCCTTGTACTCGGCTGGGCTATTGATAACCTTACTCTTACCTGCAAAGAGGTCGGCTATCTCAAGCGATGCCTTCTTACCTGCTGCGTCGTTGTCCATGTACACGATGATAGACTCGAAGGAGTCAAGGTACAGGTAGTTCCGCTTACAGTCGCTCAGCGCGCTTGTGGCGCTCCTCACGGACACACTTGGGTACTTGCTTCCTTGCAGTTGGTACACTGCCATCGCGTCACACTCTCCCTCTGTGATGACGATGTTCCTGTTGCAGTTGGCAGGGAAGACATGCTGCCCGAACAGCGCTGTGTCATTCATCTTGCCTTCACTTGGGAATGCCTTGTTAGGCAAGCGCTTCTTTGCTGCTATCAGTTGATTGGGGTCGTCCTTACTGTAGTATGGATAGATGTGACTCTCTCCTGCTACTACGACTCCGAACTTCTGAACTGTTAGCGGGGTGATACCACGTGATGGTATGCCCTGCGGTGATGCTGGAACCTTAGCCAATGCCGTCAGCGTGTGTGTGCTAATGCTCTTGTCCTCAGATGTTGCCCTGTCTGTTACTTGTGTCTCCATCCGTCTCTCCTCTTCGCCTACAAACTTGCGTGTGTTGCAACTGAAGCATGTACTCCAGTCGTCCGTGTTAACCCTCCTCGCGTCCGATGAACCGCAATCCTCGCAGCTCAGTTGTCCGTATACCCACTCTGCCATCCTACTCCCCCTGATTATAGATCATGTAAGCCAGTGTGAACAGCGCCAGTGCTGCTACCCCCATGATATATGCTGCTAGTATACCCTCTAAGATGTCCATGATCTGCAATCCTCTAAGTCCTCATCATTAGGACACTCATCATAATCGTCCTCTTCTATAGGCTCCTGCTGTTCAGCATGACCACCTTGAGCCTCTACCATATCAAGCCACTGCTCGTACTCCTGCTGCTCGAACTGCCCTAAGTCCTCTAAAGTGTTTGTCTGCATGTACGTCATATACTGCTCCTGCTAGTGGTTGTTCTTGTTGTTGTCTTGCTTCCCCGTTTCTCTATAGTCTCTACTTTTATCATAGCATGGAAATTGTCGGAAAGCAAGTGTTTTGCCAAGTATTACCGAAGATTAGAACACGATCAGGTCGTTGTTCATGTCCTCTTGCATGGTTGCCATGATGCTAACAGCGTCAGCCTCCTCCATAGTAGACACTCCTGCGTCTCTGTAGTAAGCGTACAGCAGCTTTGAATACTGCTCGATGCAGAACATCAACTCACCCTCAAGCTCGCTCATGTCGCTTCCTGTAGGCTCGTAGCCGTTCTCTTCGCAGATGTCACGTATGTAACGGTACGCTGGCCGGTGGCTGTCCTCCTCATCCCTGTTAAGTGTGATCCAACGATCGTAGCCTTCAAAGCTAATAGCCTCTTGTATGTTTAATAGTTCTGTCTGTCTCATTACGCTTTCTCCCAGTTCACTGTGATTGTATATCCGTAGTTCGCAGGTAAATCCTCGTCATCTACGCCTAGCCTAGAGCATAAGAAGTCTCTCACTAGATCGTCAAGATACTCCTTGTCGCGCCCAGTAGTCCAGTCAAACGGTATTGTATCTGTCTGTCTCATAGCTGTACCCTCGTTAAGTTAAGTGTTACATTGTAGCACACCGTTAACCGATGCGCTACCCTGTTAGCTTACTTTACGTTAGTTAATATAGCACGCGCCTCATGCGCCCCCAAATCCCCCACAAGCCAATCCGTATATACCTTACCTAGCTCCTGCCAATCCTGCTTTCGGCTTGTCTCGGCCTTGTAGTGCCTTTCTGAGACACGTGTGAGTGCCTTCAAGTATAGCTCAATATTGTTCATGCGTTCTCCTCTCTTTCTTGTTGGTCTGCGTGATAGTCACGGCAGAGCATGTCCCACTGATCTGGTGTGTACTTGACACCGTAGCTGTTAAGCTTGTTAGTTACTGATAACAGACCGAAGTCTATCATGTGGTTGTAGTACTCCTCAGTGTTGAACACGAACATACTAAGCTCTGCGTCAGTGTATCCTCTCAAATCGTTCATGTTACACTTCTCCCATTACGATGTCGGATGTGTCGAATGTATATGTACGTGCCGAGATGCCTACTCGTGTGCCACGATGTGGGCAATAGCTCACAATCTCTTGATACATGATGATCTCGATGATCTCTGCAACAGTGTCGGTAATTGTACCGTCTGCTACGCCTCTATCATATGATGCTCGTGCGTCATTAGTGAATTTCATGCCCATGCTCCTGCTATTGGTGAATCTACGAAAGTTATAATATAGTCTTCAAAGTTAAAGTCGTTAGTTTCCATTAGTATTTCCCTTTTAGTTCATCTAATATCATTGAGGCTACCCAGCCCATAGTCACAATGAAAATTGACCCCACGACTAGCCATGCTTGTAGTTCAGTCACTATTCTTCCCCTAGTTCAGTCATTGATTCAATGTGGTGTATTGCTGCGTCCTGCTCTGCCGAGTCGTCTTCCATCAACTCTGCTAGCCTACGTAGCTCCTCGATGTGCTGCTCTAATGCTCTCAATCTCGTGTTCATCTCAATACTCCCGTTGCTTAAGTTTCACATTGTAGCACACCGTTAACCAGTGCGCTACCCTGTTAGCCTATCACACCTTCTATCCTACGTGCATTGCACTGGTCGTGGTCATGTATCACACCGTCCTGCATGTAGATGACATGGCCCCGTACTACTACAAGCTGCTTCTTACCCTTTGTTAACTTGGCGTATGTGTTGGGCGTGCGGTGCCCCTTGATATACTCACAGGACATGCTCGCCTTCCTCTCAGTCAGTAGCATGATGGCTTGCGTAACTAAGCTCATCGTGCATCCTTTGCCCTTCTGCCTACCAAGGTCGGCCAGCGTCTTGTGTGCCACCGTGTAACGCACGTTACAATACATGGCGACGGCCTTCACAGTACAATCATTGTTCTCTCCCATGCTGGCTGATATGGCGGCAAGCGCTTTGAATTTCTTGGTTCTCATGTCTGTAATCCTCATCAGTACGCCTAAGTGACGCAGACGCCCCTTCGGGCGTTTCGGATATGCCTAGTCTAGTATTAACGTGCCCTGTATCATGCGTGACATAACCTCGTCACCTATCAACTCGCTGCGTATGCTTGCCACGCGCTCCGTGGTTTGCAGTCCCTTACTGCCGCTTAGCAGCTCCCCAACGCCCCAAGCATGATCTCTTTCGATAATCAGTTGCTCGTTAGTCATGCTAGCGTAATGCTCTTTCTTCTCTTCTCGTATGCTCATGTCTAGAACTCCCAAGTTGCTATGATTGCCATGATGGTGCCGACTGTTAGCATGGCGATAACGCCTACCGTTACAATTATCATTGATGTAGTCATAATGTTATTCCCTTTGTTGTAGTATTTCACGCATGCCCCCCGTACTGCTATCTGTGCGAGGCTAGTGGCTCCACCGCGTGATGGTGAGAGGCATGATCAAAATTCCTACTTATTCTTGCCAGTGACTTCCTTCGGATTCGGGCGTGTATGCTCGCACTAGTTTGGACAACCTCCCCAGTGCTTACATACAACCTTTCTTGAATCTGTCAGGCCGTATGACTGTGTCACTTCTTGTATCCCGCTGAACACTTCGCGGTACTCTCTGTTCACGTTGCCTCCCAGTTGTCTGAGCGGTATTAGTGGGAACCCCTAGGTTCGCTGTGCTGATTGGGTCATCCGGTTTCTGTTTGACTTGCAGCTAAGATAACACGTATTCGCATGGAGTCAACAACTGATTCGCAATTAATTGAAACTAATTTGTGTTCTTCAATGATATCAATAGGTTACGAGTGAAATTAATTAGGGTACAGCGTGATACATGGGGTATCTAGCTGTCATTCAGCACCCACATCACAGCGGCATAGAGACACGGCACACACCCCACGATGCATAGTGATACGGCATAGCACCCCGACATCAAGACACGGCACAATGCAAACCAGCGTAACCCTACACATCGTAAGGGATTGAGCATTGGCGCGGGTTGTAGAGCAGCGGCCTAGATAGTTGTACCACGACATGGTATCACGGCATGACACAGTGTATGCTAATGAGAATCATTCGCGTATCGTCTTAGCCAAGTATAGAATAGAATCATTCGCATCTGGGTCACGGACACGGGACACAGGTGGTAGCGTTGGGCATCTGGTCGGGACACGGGAGGCACCCGCTCGCCCTTTCACCCCTCACCCGAATCTGTAGAGATGCGAATGGGAATCATTAGCGCACCTCCAGCGTACAGCAACACCTGCCTGTCCGGCACGCAGCTCAGATGCGAATGGGAAGCATTCTCAACGGGGGGGTGGGGCGCGGGAGCTTCGCGAAGTTCCATAAGGTGCCTCATAAGTATACGAGAGAGCCAATTTGGAGGCCCTTAATACCCCCTATATTATTGCCTATGTTAGTGGACGCTATTCCTCAATAGAATCAAGGGGTTACAGGCTGCTCAGTGGCCAACAGTTAGAACCCTAAAGGGACACTTGGGCGACAGCTAGCCACACACCCTTAACGGCAAGGGCATGACCACAGATACAGTAACATAATACCATCTCTATTGACTTTGGGACAAAAGTATGCTATAATTAGAGACTATAGAGACACGACATAGGGAAGACATGACACAACTACTTCCACTACTTGTAATGGCTGTTACTTGAAGCGGTTGTCCTTAAGCTCTCTACGCTTCAGTTAGCTACTCATTAGACTCTACAGGGGATACACAATGACCACCACCCGTACCACCACCACTAAGCCTTGTTCCGTATGCTTGAAGGACAAAGCCTTGTCTGAGTATCATGTATCAGAGAAAGGTTATAGCAGAGGTTGTACCCTATGTGTCCTGAAGCCCGTATCCGGTAACGTATATGTCACGAGATAGTAACGAAAAGGCCGCTCAGTCTGCCCCTCCTGTCGTGGAAGCTGCTCCCCTCAGCAACCTGACAACTACACGGGCTGGGCGGCCCCCTACACCAGCGAAGAAGAAGGCAGGACGCCCTAAAGGCAACACAGCCATCCTCGCAGAGTACCAAGAGCGCATGCTCAACAGCCCTAAGAGCCGCAAAGTGCTTGATAAAGTCTTTGATATAGCCTTAGATGACGACCATAAGCACCAAGCAGTGTGCATAAAGCTCGTCATAGACCGCATAGTACCACTGTCACACCTAGAGAAAGAGAAGGGTGGAGGCTTGTCAGGCATCACAATCAAGATGGTTGCTGCCGGAGACGTACAGATATCTACTGCCACCCCACCAGATATAGAGAATGACATTGACGCAGAATACGAGGAAGTAGAATGAGCCAGAAGCTATTGAATTACATCGGGAACCTAGAATCGCCTAACGGCGTGTATGACGTTCTGGTTGGTGGGAAGCGTAAAGACTTACGCGGCATGACCATCAATGAAGTTATGGCATTCCAGAAGACCATGAAGAAGAGTGGACACGAAAGCACAGCGGTTGGCAGGTATCAGATCGTAGCAGATACGCTTGGTTGGATTGTCAAGAACAGCAAGAATATATCAGGGGATGATCTGTTCACTGATCGTGTGCAGGACTTGGCAGGCATGAGGCTCCTAGAGAGGCGCGGATTGTCCAAGTATGAGTCAGGCAAGATGGACTACGACACATTCGCTGTAAACCTAGCTAAGGAGTGGGCTTCCCTGCCTGTTCCTATAGACATGGTGAACGGTAAGGGCGTTAAGCTAAAGGTAGGCGATAGCTATTACAAAGGCGTAGGCTCCAACAAGGCACACGGTAGCCCCCTCCTGATGGCTAATGCTATAAAGCCCCTATCGCCAGACAACGGAGCTGATCTGGTAGGGACTACACGCACACGCCCCCTCCCAGCTACAGTAGACACAGCAGGCCCAGCGTCAGACGATCCCCTATACAAGAACAAAGCACTCTACCCCCTCACCCCCTCGTTCCAGAAGTACCTCATAAACGAAGAGAACCCTCCCCTAGCAAGTGCAATGGAGAGGGGCATCCCGCTTGCTAATGTCCGGTATAAGGACAGCAATGGTACAGACAAGGTGGGATTTGGACACAAGCTCACACGCGCTGAGCAGTCCAACGGCTATATAGACAACTGGAGAATAGCAGACGCTACCAAAGAGAACATTATAGAGCTGTTCCAGAACGATCAGACTAAGAGCTGGGACATCATTAAAGAAGTTATGAAGAAGGAATACGGCGCTGACATCGTTAAGATGGACGCTCGCAGACGTGAGATGCTCTTGGATGTCCAGTTCTCTCAGGCAGATGGAGTCAAGGACGAAGACTTAGGACCATACGTCAGGGCTATTGTACGTGGTGACTTCGAGGCAGCTCACGAGGCTAAGGATGCGCGGTACAAGACAGACGCGCAGGGCAAGAAGCACATAGACGTAGAGCGCGTCAATGCATCCGAGGCGCAGTTCTTCGGAACCGAAGCAGCTAGAGGAAACTACATAGAGGAGTCTGGTCAGAAAGAGGCAAGAGCAGCCGCCGAGAACATCAGAAAGGGACGATACGAGCAGGGCCGTCAAGTATATAACGCCCAATCAGATACTCCAGTATCCCCAGAGAGCATAGTGGACAGCGCAGAAGGGGCTGTCGTCAGGGAACAAGTAGCACAAGGCTCAGCACAAGTCCCAGCACAAGGCCCAGCAACAACACCTGCTACGCCCAACACAACTTCCGGCTATGCAGCAGGAGACGCACCAGCAGCCACGCCTCTCGTACCCACACCAGCCCCCGATATAGACTTAGGCGGTATGTTGAGCAAGGAATACCAGAGTCCTACAGGCGAGAAGGGGATGTTAAGCACACTCCCAGAAGGAGTAGGGCGGGCAACAGTAACTAACGAGAGACACACGTCTATATAGAACTGAGAAAGGGGAAGCATGAGCAATCAGGACTTTGAGATAAGCCTAACACCGTGGCAGCAGACGGTTTGGGACGATGAACACCGCTTCAAGGTGGTAGCAGCAGGTAGACGTACAGGTAAGAGCCGTCTCGCAGCCAACATCTTGATCTACAAGGCACTAACCTGCCCTAGTAAGACGGCTAAGGTGTTCTACGTGGCCCCTACACAGGGTCAGGCTAAGGATATCATGTGGGATTTGCTGCAAGAGATTGCAGGGAACCTAGTTGAAACCTGTCACAAGAACGATGTGACGATTACGTTGAAGAACGGCGTGACGATTGCTCTGAAGGGCGCTGATAGACCACAAACTATGCGTGGTGTCAGTCTCTGGTACGTAGTGTTAGACGAATACGCCGACATTAAGCCAGATGTGTGGGAGACTATCCTCCTGCCAGCCCTGTCAGACCATGACGGACACGCATTGTTCATTGGTACGCCAATGGGACGCAATCACTTCTACGAATTGTACAAGGATGCGGAGCTGGGCTACGATGACGACTTCGTGGCCTTCCATTACACGTCATACGACAACCCGTTCCTAAGTAGGGACAACATAGACAGGGCTAAGAAGTCCATGTCCTCACATAACTTCCATCAGGAGTATATGGCTAGCTTTGAAAGCACAGGTGGCCGTATATTCAACGCTGAGTGGATAGAGGTAGTAGAAGAAGGCCCGAAGACGGGCGGTGAGTACTACATCTCAGTTGACCCCGCAGGCTTTAAAGCTGAAGGCGGGAAGCAAACTAAGAATACTAAGCTGGATGACACGGCTATCTGTGTTGTCCAAGTAGGAAGCGATGGTAAGTGGTACGTGCGTGACATCATATCGGGACGTTGGACTCTCTCAGAGACAGCCGACAATATATTCGATACATGCCGCAAGTACAACCCACAGCGCGTAGGGATAGAGAGAGGCATAGCACAACAAGCCCTCCTGCCTACACTACAAGACATAATGCGACGCACTGGACAGTACCTCAACTTCGAGCTACTCACCCACGGCAACGCTAACAAGGTTGATCGAGTGACTTGGGCGCTACAGGGGAGACTGGAGAACAACGACATAGTGTTCATTAACGGAGACTATATACCCAAGGTGATAGATCAATTAGTAAACTTCCCCGACAAGCGGGTGCATGATGATACAATAGACGCATTGGCGTACATAGCGCAGCTTGCTATACACAGCTACGGCGATGACGATATAGACTTTGATGACGGCTCATGGGCCGCACACTACTAGAGGAAACACAATGAGCGACTTCATGGACTTATCCCCACTATCCGATGACGGCTTCGTAATGTCAGAGACACTAGAGTCATGGCTTACAGACAAGTCTGAATCTTGGAGAGACGACTACCAGTCACGCTACCAAGAAGACCACAGAGAATTCTACCGTCTGTGGCGCGGTGTTTGGAGTGACGAGGACGGCACACGTAAGAGCGAGCGGTCACGCTTCATCAGCCCTAACACAGCCCAAGCAGTAGAAGAGAGCTGTGCTGAATTAGATATGTCCATGACTCCTGTGTTGTTTGACATCCAAGACGACTACGCTGACAAGATGAGCAACGAGAGCCAAGACATCCAGAAGCTGCGTCAGTGTTTGAACGAAGACTTACTCGCAGCTAAGATTCAACCTGCTATCTCTGAGGCTATCCTCATTGCTGCCATCTACGGTAGTGGTGTAGCTGAAGTAGAGCTGACAGAAGTTATCGAGCAGAAGATTGCAGTGAAGCCGGCAATGGACGGAGCTGTACAGCAGGTAGGCGTACAGATGCAGAAGCGTCCACAGGTTCGCTTGCGTCCACTACTACCACAGAATGTACTCTGTGATCCTAATAGCACTAACGTCGATGACGGCTTAGGTATATTCATTGACGAGTTCGTAGGATCAGAGAGCATACGCATAGCACAAGAAGAAGGAATCTATGATGACACAGTTGATGTTGGCACTACAACAGCAGACGACTACGACCTATCACCGGATCAGGAAACAGTTAAATACGGTGCAGATCGAGTCCGTAGGCTTAAGTATTTTGGTCTGGTACCACGTCACCTTCTAGAGGAACTCACCGATGACCTAGACATGGAAGTGTTGGACATAGCGGGCCTAGCTCCAGAAGAGGAGCAGCAGGACAGCTACTTCGTTGAAGCCATCGTGGTAATGGGCAACGGGCATATACTGTCTGCCGTCAAGAACCCGTACATGCTTCAGGATCGTCCTATCATATCCTTCCAGTGGGACAACGTACCCAGCCGCTTCTGGGGTCGCGGTGTTGTTGAGAAGGCACGTACTTCACAGAACGCACTAGACACAGAGATACGCTCACGCATTGACGCACTCGCACTCACGGTACATCCTATGATGGCTATTGACGCGACACGTATGCCACGCGGCTCTGATCCTACCGTAAGACCGGGAAAGACTATCAAGGTTAACGGCAACCCAGCAGAGATACTCCAGCCATTCAACTTCGGCGCAGTAGACCAGATCACGTTCAATCAGGCTGGTGAGCTACAGAAGATGCTGCAACAGGCTACAGGAGCTATTAACTCCGCAGGTATGCCAGCACAGGCATCAGCAAGCTCAGGTACAGGTGCCATAGCAATGAGCTTAGGCGCATCTATGAAGCGTCACAAGCGTACCCTCACTAACTTCCAGACATGCTTCCTCATCCCTCTTATCCAGAAGGCAGCTTGGCGCTACATGCAGTTTGATGCTGAGCATTATCCTGTTGGCGATTACAAGTTCAATGCCACTGGCTCTATGGGCCTCATAGCCCGTGAGTATGAGACAAGCCAGCTCAGCTTCCTGCTACAGACAATGGGTGCTGATAGCCCACTGTACCCAGTAGTGTTGCAGAGCATCGTAGACAACATGAACCTGTCCAACCGTGAAGAGCTTAAAGCACAGCTAATCGAGAGCAGCAAGCCTGATCCCGCAGAAGCAGAGAGAGCCGAGCAGAAGCACGAGATGGAAGTACGTGTACAGGCCACCACACTCAAGGCGCTTGACGGACAAGCAGCCGAGTCTATGGCTAAGGCAGCCAAGGTACAAGCCGAGATGAACAACATCGAAGTAGAGAACCAGATTGCCTACGCTAAGATTGCAGCAACGACTATCATCCCTGAAGAGACTGACACAGTAGGACGTGAGTTTGAGCAGAAGATGAAGGTGCTTGACGAGATTCGTAAGGACAGAGAGCTTGTCTTACGCGAGACTAAGATGACTGCTGATATAGCAGCCACACAAGCCCAGACAGCCTCTGACGCTGGCAGTAAGGAAGCAATGATGCAGTTCATGGCTCAGCCTGAAGCACCCGCCCCAGCCCCACAAGAAGCCCCACAAGAAGCCCCACAAGCGATGCCACCTGAAGGAGGCGCAGTGTAATGGACTTTAACGACTTCTTACTGGTCGCGTCCAAACTAAAGAAGGACGTAGCAACAGCACTTAGTAGCTCAGAGGCTTACCGCAAGGAAGTCAAAGAGATACCAGCCATAGTAGAAGGCAGACGGCAGCGTAAAGAGTTAGACAACCTGTCCAAGAAGCTAGAAGCTACTATCGAATCCCGCAAGGTTGCTGGTGAAGATGGCAGGGATGGCGCTAACGGACGGGATGGCTCTGACGGCAAGGACGGTACGTGTGGCTCTGACGGCTCCCACGGCGCTGATGGAGCTTCCGGCTCTGACGGGTCCGATGCTGTGCATGTCACAGACGCCGATATAGACTTCGACAACCGCTTCACCTTCAGCATGTCTGACGGCAGTGAGCTAGTAACAAGCAACGGCCTCAACCTAGAGGATGCTGTCAAGGCATTCGGCAGAGGGCCATCAGGCCCACAGGGGCCATCTGGTGCGGCAGGTAGAGATGGCACTGGCTCTCTTCAGCAAGTTAAGCTCCCTTATGTCAACGTAGAGAGCGACTACCTAACCTCTGGCATTGCTATGGGATCAGGCGATGAGCAGAACCTGCTAGATAGCACCGTATGGAACTTCACTGTAGAAGGCGATCTGCTCAACCAAGGCACAGGCACTCTTGACATAACATCAGATAACGCCTTTGAGCCAGACTTCACTGGTCGCGTCAGGATGACATGCACTGTTGTATTCTCTTCATCCTCGGTGCCGCAGGGCTACCTAGTGATTAGAAACAACGGCACTGATGTATCAGGATACGAGACGTTCTACAAGACACACCTCGACATGACTGGCACCAAGCTCAGCTCAGAGATAGACATCGTGATAGATGTTGTTGCTGGTGATAGCATAATCCCCTTCTTTGGCGTAGGCAGCGGAAGCTGTGACGTACACCAGAGCTACACTGACATCCTGCGCTTAGACTTTGAAGCCTCCATGACTAACGGCACAGATGGCACAAACGGCACAAACGGAGCCGATGGTATAGCTGGCGCTCGCTGGTACTCAGGCAACGGCGCACCTTCAAGCTCTATAGGAGCTACAGGCGACTACTACCTTGATGGCACCTCCGGCAACATCTGGACTCGTACACCCTCTCAGTGGCTCCCTAGTGGTGAGAACATCATGGGGCCAACAGGCAACGGCGGATCAGACATACTCCCCCTAGACAACACATGGACAGGACTCAATACGTTCTCAGGCGGGAACATCGTAGCTAATGCTGGTAATGGATTGTTCTACGGCGCACAGGGCGAATCAACTAACGTGGCAATAGGGTCTAGCGCACTTGCGCTGGCCACTGCTGGACAGAACATCGGATTTGGCGATTCAGCAGGAGCTAGCCTAACAACTGGCATTGCTAACCTAGCCGTGGGTGCATCAGCAATGCTATTGAACGTCACTGGCTCAGGTAACGTTGCTGTAGGGCAAGGAGCCCTTCTGTTTGGCACTGGCTCGCAGAACGTAGCAATCGGTCGTGTCGCCGGACAGAGCCTAGTCGCAGGAAACAACAACACTGTCATCGGCTCTGGGATGGTTGCTGCATTTATGAATGACACAGTACTGATTGGTGCTGGAGCAACTGAGCGCCTGAAGCTAGACGCAACAGGAGCCACCATTAACGGCACAGAAACAGTGTTCACTAAAGAAGCCCTGCAAGCAGTTGTGGCAGCATCCACAGACTTCGCAGATTTCAAAACCCGCGTAGCAGCGCTTTAACAGCCCACCAACCTAAGGAAAACAAGTAATGGAGATTACATGTATATGTACAGAAGAGGTAGCTAGCATCGTGCTGATACCCTCTACAGGCGAGATGGTATTCACCACCATAACCACCATAGTGTTGGATGACGGAACTGCGGTAGGCTCCCAGTCTGAGGCTAAAGCTGTTGACCTACCTGATACGCTTCTGGCGGAAGTGATGGCCCTCAACGTAACTAAATAACCACGTATGGCACGTTAGCATACCACTAGGCTACCCTACGGCTTACCCCGTAGCGTGGCACACAGAGCCTCACAAGGCAGGAGAACAGCATGGTAGTAACACAGACACAGTTCAACGCAGCATTGTTAGAGGTTAACGCCAGCTTTAAGGAGCTAAGCGACAAGGTAGACGCACTCAAGAAGCAGGTAGAAGAGAAGCCAACTACTACCAAAGCAAAGAAGTAGCTTGACTTTTACTGCAATATGTGGTATAATTCAATCTAGAGTTAACCAAGGGGAAAGACATGACAGAATCACAGCAGTACTGTAACGATATGAGAGAGCTGTTTATGACAGCAGGCTGGAAGTTGTTGCTCGAAGAGTTCGAGGACACGGTACAGCTCTTAAACGATATACGTAATATTCCTAATAGTGAGGTGCTTGAGTACAACAAGGGCATGCTCGCAATGATTAACAGCCTCATCAATCTCCCTTCTGAAATAGAGGGTATTGAGCAGGACGAGGTCCACTAATGAGAATTATAGTGGACATGGTGTGCGAGAACGGACACCGACACGAATACTGGATAGATGGTGCAATGCGCTCCGGCCCATGCGCCTCCTGTTCAGGCACAGCAACACGTGTTATTACGCCCATTAGAGCAGTCTTCAAAGGCGCAGGTTGGCCGGACAAGGATGACAAGTGGGCTAAGAAGCACGAGTATCACGGCGACATAGCTAAGGCTTCTCGCGGTGAAGAGATAGGCTAGACCTATCGTATACGAGGCCACCCATTCCGGACAAGGCCCGACCCATTCCACAACCTATAAGGCGGAATAACATGGCACGACCCATATTACATGACGAGACGCAAGAAGAGAGCAACGACTTCGACTTCACTGACCCTTCCGAGGCAACCCCTGAAGTAGAAGCTGCACCCGACATCCCCGATAAGTTCGCAGGCAAGACACAAGCAGAGTTAGCTACGATGCTGGTAGAAGCTGAGCGGTTCAGAGGCAAGCAAGCCAATGAAGTTGGAGACTTAAGACGCAGTGTTGATGCACTTGTACAAGCACAACTCGTTAAGGAGCAGGCAACCCCTGTGGCACAAGAAGAGGAGATCGACTTCTTTGCCGACCCTGAGAGAGCTATTGCACAGAAGATAGAGAACCATCCTGACATCGTTAACGCTAAGGCCCAGACTAAGAAGAGCGCACAGGAAGCGAGCAAGCAGGAACTACTTCAATCACACCCTGACATGGAGAAGATCGTAGCAGACCCCGCCTTTGGTGAGTGGGTCCAAGCGTCTCCCATACGTAAGCGGCTGTTGAAGGACGCACACTACGGATACGACTTTGATTCAGCTAATGAGCTGTTCAATACGTGGAAGGAACGTGCCGACATCGCAGCTAAGACAGTCAAGGTAGACAAGCAAGAGCGCAGCCAAACTATCAAATCCGCTAGTACCGGACAAGGTAACGCTGCTACTGCCAAGGTTTCTAAGAAGATGTATCGTAGGACGGACATTGTTCGATTAATGAACAGTGATCCTGAACGCTACCAGAGTATGGCTGATGAGATATTCGCAGCCTACGCAGAAGGTAGAGTCAAATAACCCCCCACCCTTAATCCTTATAGGAAGTAAAGTATCATGGCTACATCAACATTCCCCGCTACTGGCGGTCAGATGAACAACACAACTCAGGCTGTCTTTATCCCTGAGATTTGGAGTGACGAAATCGTTGCTGCATACAAGCGCACTCTCGTTCTTGCTAACTTGGTATCTAAGATGCCTATGACTGGCAAGAAAGGCGATACCATTCACGTACCTAAGCCCACTCGTGGCGCTGTTGCAGCTAAGGTCTCTGGCCAAGCTGTCACTATGCAGTCTGACGTTGAGACAGAAGTTGTCATCAGCATAGACCAGCACTTTGAGTACTCACGTTTCATCGAAGACATCACTGAGAAGCAGGCATTGAACTCTATGCGCGCTTTCTACACTGGCGATGCTGGATATGCTCTTGCTAAGAAAGTCGATACCGACCTTCACAACTTAGGCACTGGCCTTGGTGACGGCACTAAAGTAGCTGCTCCTGTCACTGCTAACTGGGTCAACTCTGCTGTCCTTATCAATGGCGGATCAGGTTCACTGACTCCTTTCGTTGCTGCTGGCGGTGCTGGTTCTGCTTTTGACGATGCCGCTTTCCGCGCTCTCGTACAGAAGTTAGACGATGCTGACGTCCCTATGGACAACCGTTCATTCGTAGTTCCACCTGCAATGCGTAACGTTATGCTGGGAATTGATCGTTATGTTTCTAGTGACTTCGTTGGCGGATCAGGCGTTGAAACTGGCTTGATCGGCGAGCTGTACGGCATTAAAGTTTATGTCACTACTGCTTGTCCTACTATCGAAACTGGTGTTAAGGCAGCTACTTTGCTGCACAAAGACACCTACGTTCACGCTGAGCAATTGGCTGTTCGTTCACAGAGCCAGTACAAGCAAGAGTTCCTTGCTGACTTGTTCACAAGCGACACTATCTACGGTACGCAGGT